ATACTTTGTGGGAGTCAAAACAATCTTTCAATTCAAACAAATAATCCTTGGACGCAATATCAACAAGGGCAGGATCAAAACCTATCGAAGGTTCCGAACAAACACTCAAAGATGCATACCACGGTTTCCAAGACTGAGAGGAAACATGGCCATCTTCACGAACAATTGGATCAGTATATCTTGGAGATCCCCATTCATTAGGGACTCCACAAATTTCAGTAACAGCATCTGAGATGGGTGTTGACATGACACGCGACTTATAAGAGCAACGTCCCGTGACAGAACCATAAACAGATACTGCAGCATCCTTAGAAATAAACTGCGAAGGACAATGTTTGCTGATTTGGGTAGAAACAGCAATTTTCTTTCCAGCAACAATATCTTCAACATCAGAGGCTTGTGGGCCTAAGATAAAAGATTTACTCCTTTGGGATAACACGTTAATAGCAAATGTAAGATCTCCAGCAAGAACAGCTACACCGCAACCTTTATTAGTATTGGTGATGCCGCCTATGTGAAAACCCAAAATACCATTATTATGCACTCCAGCAATAATAGGAGACATACACATTCCGGCAAAAGTGACCATGCCAGAAATATCATAATAAGCTCCATTAAATTCATGCGTCCCATTGGATACACCGGATACTAACTGCCATAAAGCACGAGCTTCAAAAGGCGTAGCATCCTTAGTTAATCCTTGTATGGAAACAACAGTAGGTTGACGGATATTAGTCTGCATAAAATAGGAAATGGTATCTTTAAGTGGACCGGTATTGGGAACATAAACTACAGCCAAGTCAGCATTAGCAACTTGAACTGCATAGTCAGGATTGAGGACAAATTTAATCTTCCTCTTTCCCAAAACAAATGTAGCTTCACTCACAGTAGGAGGAAGCATATGAAATGGAATTAACAATACATTAGATTGTACTGCCCAAGCACCACAGAATTGCTCACCTATAAATATCTGACCTAAACTCTTAGACAAGCGATCTCCCATTTGGGCGAGAGATGCACATCCTGAAGTTGAAGTAACAGTATCTTTAGGTTGAACTTTCCACGGTGAAATTTCAGCATCACGTTCTTGAACATCAGTTACAGAGATAGGGTTTAAACTACCTTGCATACTTAATGAAGAACGTAAAGCTTTAACAACTTGAGC